AATGATTCAGGGCGACCAATTTACATGGCTGCACAACCTTCAAACGCAGGTGGTTCAGTTCGTCCAGATTCAATTCGTGGAAACGTTGCAGGGCTTGATCTTTACGTTACTGCAAACGTACCGTCAGCAAATGACACAGACAAAGACGATTCAATGCTAATCATCAACCCAACTGCATACACATGGTATGAATCACCAACGTATCGCCTACGCGCTGACGTTATTGCTTCAGGTCAGGTTTCAGTTTCAGTTTATGGTTACGGCGCAATTGCAACCAAGATCGGTGCAGGCGCGTTCGGTATCAACAAGACCTGATAACAACCCACTAATCATGCGGCGGGTTCTCCCGATCTCGCCGCAGCAGATCGAAAGGAACGGACATGCCAGTCATTGTCACAGCAAGCCAATTGCGCACGGTGCTTGGCGTGTCCGTTTCCTTATACAGTGACAGTTATTTGGACGAAATAATCAACACAAGTGAAGCCGTAATTTTGCCAATGCTTGTTGCAAATACTTCAGCAATTAACGCGTACAAACTTGAATCAAACGTTGCTTATTTCTACACCCAACGCGAACACCATTTTGTTGCGGGTCAATCCGTTATTGTGACGGGATTACCAGCACCATTCACCGCAACTCACACAGTGGTGACGTCAGAACTTTACTATTTCACCGCTGCACTGACTTCAACAGACGTCACCGTGCGCGACATAATCCCAACAGGCACAGCAACACTTTCAGGCTATTCCGCAGCTGATATTTACGCAACCAGCGCGCCAATTGAATCAGCCGTTCTTGCAGTCAGCGTTGAAGTGTTTCAATCACGCGTTGCAGCAGGCGGTCAGATCGAGGGCGTAGATTTTGCTTCAACGCCTTACAGAATGGGTCGCAGTTTGACCAACCGCGTGTCAACTTTACTTATGCCATTTTTGGACGTTGAAACGGTTGTGCAGTAATGCCAGCCAATGCCGTCTCCGATACCCGCGCAGCCCTAGCAACCGCGTTTTCATCACTAGCGGCAACCTGCTATTCAAGCGTGCCTGAATCGCCAATTCCACCAGCAATCGTCATTGTGCCTGATTCGCCTTACATGGAAGTTGTGTTGATCGGTAAGGCTTCAACAAAGGTCAAGATCAATTTTGCAATCACCGCCATTGTTGCTTCAAACAGCAATGCAGGTTCACTGGACAATCTAGAAAAACTCATCATAGGAATTCTTGCGGCAATGCCCGCAGGATACGTTGTAGGCGTTGTTGAAAAGCCGACAGTGTTGGAAGTAGGACAAAGCCCAATGCTGGTTGCTGACATCAACGTTTCGACGTACTACACACAGACAACTTAGGGGACAAAATGCCAACGACAATCATAACTGGTCGCGATTTAGTCGTGACCATTGCAACCGTTAACTACGACGCACAGGCGACCAGTGCAACACTTGCGAATTCACCAACCGTGGAGACGTACCAAACACTTGACGGCAAGGCGTACAAGCACATTGACGACCAGTGGACTTTCGACGTTTCAATGCTGGCAGACTGGGGCGCGGCTTCATCATTGTGCGAAGCCCTATGGACAGCATGCGAAACAAACCCAAACACAGTTTTGGCGGTCTCGTTGACTGCCGTGACTGGTGCGGTTTTTGCGTTCAACGTCATGCCCGTATTTCCTTCAGTCGGCGGTGCAGCACCTGACGCACAGGTCGTTGACCTATCATTTATTGTTGTCGGTACACCAACCGAAACATTTAGTTAAAAACTACTAATCGGGAGACAAAATGAAACTACCAATTACGATCGAGTATAACGACGGTACGCAGGCGACTTACACGGCTGCGCCACCTGAGTGGGTAAAGTGGGAAAAGAACACAGGCAACACGATCAGTCAGGCACAAGAAAAGATAGGAATTTCCGATCTTGTGTTTCTTGCATATCACGCCATGAAACGTGAAGCGGCAGGAAAGCCAATCAAGCCAATCGAGGCTTGGACGGAAACCATTGCTGAAGTGATAGTCGGTGAAGCAAACCCAAAAGTTACCCCGTCGGAAGCCTTGCCCGAATAGTTTGGGAGTTAGCCTTAGAAACAGGGCTACCGCCTAGCGAGTTCGAAGCAGCTGAGGACATTTTGACGGTGCTTGAAATACTGGAAGGACGGGCAAATGGCAAGTGACGCAATCGCCTACGACAAGGCTGAATTGCGTGCCATTGTCCGTTCTTTTAAAGCAATGGACGATGAAGCATTGTCACAAGCCAAAGAGGCAACCAGCGAACTTGCAACTTATGTTCAAGGCAAGATAAAGGCAGCGGCTTCAACACGCACGCGCAACCTTGTTGACAACCGTGTCGCTGACGGTTCAAAGGTTTCCAAGTCATCAAAGATCGGCGAAATTTCATTTGGTTTTGCTGGACAAAAATTAAGCGGCGGTGCAACAACGCAACAAATTTGGGGTGGTGTTGAATTTGGTTCAAACAAATATAAGCAGTTTCCAGTGTGGTCAGGTCGCGAAGGTCGAGGGTCACGCGGTTGGTTTATCTATCCCACCTTGCGCAGTGCCCAACCTGAAATTCTCAAAAAATGGGAAGAATCATTTTCAAAGATAGTTAGGAAGTTCGACTAATGGCTGGTTCAAGAACTCTTAAACTTTCAATTCTTGGTGACGTTGACAGCCTTAACAAATCGCTCAAATCTGCCACGCAGGACGTTGACACATTTGGCGACAAAATGGGCAAGGCTGGAAAGGCTATTGGCGCAGCGTTCGTTGCAGCTGCTGCCGCTGCTGGTGCGTACGCAATCAAGATTGGTGTTGACGGTGTAAAGGCTGCATTGGAAGATGAAAAAGCCCAAAGAATTCTTGCGCTTACTTTAGAAAACACAACCGCTGCGACTAAAGGACAAATTGCAGCCGTTGAAACTTACATAACAAAGACTGCACTTGCTACTGGTGTCACTGACGACCAATTGCGTCCAGCATTGTCGCGTTTAGTTAGATCAACAAAAGACACTGAGGACGCACAAAGACTTTTGGGCTTAGCGCTGGATATAAGTTCAGCAACGGGCAAACCGCTTGAACTTATCGCAAACAGTCTAGGAAAAGCCTATGACGGAAACACTAACGCGCTGGGCAAATTGGGATTGGGCATTGATCAATCTATTTTAAAAACAAAAGATTTTAACAAAGTTTATGAAAGTTTGCGCACCTCTTTTGCAGGGTTTGCAGATCAAGAAGCCAACACCTTTCAAGGTCGCCTAGACCGTTTAAACGTTGCATTTGACGAAGCAAAGGAAACCGTAGGTTTTGCACTTTTGCCAGTTCTTGAAAAACTAATTACATTCATCAATAACAATGCACTTCCAATTATCAATTTATTGGCAGAAGCCTTCAGTTCTAAAGGAACAGGGTTTGGCGGCGCAATTACTTCACTGGGTAACATAATTGTTTCAGTATTTACGCCGATCATTAACGGTTTGGTAAAAGCATTTGGTTATGTCAAAGAGGCAATAGGTGACAACCTAGAAACCTTCACAACATTCGGCAAACTAATTGCAACTTACGTTGCACCCGTTATTGGCACCGTACTTGGTGGGGCGTTACAAATTGCAGGCAAAATTGCTGGCGGCGTCATTGACGTCATTGCCGGGGTTGTCAAGATTTTGAACGGCTTAATTCAAGGCGCAGTTGCTGGAATCAACGCCTTAATCAGTGCCTATAATGCAATTCCATTTTTGCCTAACGTATCAAAAATTGCAGCACCAACGGTCAGTGTGCCAACAATTAAAACACCAACCGTTTCAACATCAATACCAAATATTCCTACAGTTGACATGCCAACTGCAACTGACGGTGCTTTCAATGGGCTGGCAAAAGTGGTTGATTCTGCGAAAACTGCGACGGCTTACACTTCACAAGAAGCAAAGGATTTAGCAAACACGGTAAGCGGAACAAATTATTTTGCGGCAAAATATGGAACTACCAAAAAAACTGCGTTTGACCCTGACCGCGTAGGCATGACAGCAGGTGGCAACGCAGGCGGCACAGTAATTAACTTGAACGTCAGCGGTGCAATTGACAAAGAAGGAACAGCCCGCACAATTGTTGAAACCTTGAACAATAGTTTCTATCGTGGCACGGGCGGTGCTGGTGCATTGGTTAGTTCATGACGCAATGGAA